TATCGTGATGCTGGTAAAACAGCAGAAGAAATCACGCCCGAGTATATTGATACAGCCAAGCAAGCGTTGTTTTACAACTTGCAAAACTTATCAAACTTGGGCGTTAATCTTTGGTTGTTGGAAGAGTATGTAGTTGGTGCGCAAACCAATGCGCAGTGGATTACATTACCCCCAACCACGATTGATGTGCGTGAGGCTAACTGGGTTTACATTGTCAACCCATCTATTTCCGCTGCATTGCCAACTGACAACGTCAACTCGCCCGCTTTGTTTGATCAAACAAACAACGCTAACTTAAACCTATATGCCACATCAACCTTAGCTGAAAACTATTTTGGTGCGGCTTACGGACAACAAACCCGCATCTTTTATGTGGGCTTTAACGCTTACTCCCCAAACACTTCAACAACATACAACTTGGATTTGCAAGTTAGTAATGATGGTGTTAATTGGACTACTTGGCAATCATTCCCATCTACAACCTTAAATGATTTTGGTTGGGCATATTTCCAAGTTCAAGCAACTCAGCAGTTTTACTACTATCGTTTAAAAAACCGTAGTACAACTAGCACGTTCTCACTACGCGCAATTCAATTTGCACAATCTCAGCAAGTTATTCCATTAGCTCGTCTAAACCGCGATGACTATTGGAACTTGCCAAACAAACAGTTCCCAAGCCAACGCTCCTTGCAATATTGGTATGACCGCACTATTGATCCATCAATGTATTTGTGGCCTGTACCAAACAATAACTACCAAGTATTTGAGTTGGTAATTGAAAAGCAAATGCAAGACGTTGGTTCGTTGACTAACGAAATCTATGTGCCAGACCGCTGGATCAACTGTGTACAAAAACAGTTGTCCCACAGCATGGCATTACAGTTGCCCGGTGTAGAGTTGGCTCGCATTCAATATTTAGAAGGTCAAGCTGAAAAAGCGTTTATGGCTGCTAATAACGAAGAGCGTGATAAGTCACCAATCTACTTCCAACCTAACATCAGTTACTACACAAGGTAAGCCATGTCAGTTATTATGACCTACGACAGTTTGGTACTGAACATTCAGCAGTACATGGAGCGTGATGACGCTGACTTTATCGCACAGATTCCTAATTTAATTGCTTTGGCAGAATCATCAATCGCTGCTGAGTTAAAAACTTACTTACAGTTAATTGTTGTAGAGACCAGTTTAGCAACTAACCAGACTATTTTAAACAAACCGTCTCGTTGGCGCAAAACCGTTTCTATGAAAGTTAACGGTCAGCCTATTTTATTGCGCAGTCAAGATTATGTGTCGCAGTATCTATCAGAATCATCTACTGGTCAGCCGCTTTATTATGCTGATTATGACTATAGCAATTGGAACTTTGCTCCAGCACCAAATACACCTTACCCAGTAGAGATTATTTACTTTGCTGAAATTCAGCCTTTAGATGCGTCTAACCAGCAAAACTTATGGACGCAAATTGCACCGCAAGCTATGTTATACGGCGCTTTAGTACAAGCTCAAGGCTATTTAAAAGCGTTGGACAAATTGCCTGTTTGGAAATCATACTACAACGACGCCATTGAAGCCCTTAAAAAAGAAGACAACACCCGTCGTGTGGATCGCAACACGAATGTACAGGAACCCTAATAAATGACTACCCCAGTTTATACATCGCCCTTTACAGGTACTGTTGTTACCCCAACACAGGTATCATACTATGCCCTATCATTTGGATCATCTACACCTCTCTATTGGCCCGCTATTGTTAATCAAGGGGTTGGCCAAATCCCTGCAGCCCGTATTATTGACTGTGTTTGCACTACTGCTAACGCTAATGCTGCTATTATTTCTTTACCGGAAGCTGATCAAGGAACATTGGGCGCGGACATTTTGTTCCGCAATTTGGGATCAAATGCGTTCACAATTACAGATTACACGGGCGCAAATTCTGTTAGCGTACCCGTTAATAGTGCTAAGTATTTCTATCTTACTAATAATAATTCTGCTGGCGGCATTTGGGGCAACGTAACTTTTGGTGCCGGTACATCATTTGCTGATGCAGCCACTTTGGCTGGCGCGGGGCTATCTACATCAAACGGCCAGTTAGTAACTAGCCAAAACACTATTGACGTTACTTCTTCTCCTACCATTAACAACGCCAGCCGCGCTGCTACCTTTGTGTGGAACGGCGGAGCCGGTACGTTTACCCTACCTTCAGTTACCTCGTTAACTTATGGTTGGTACATTGGTTTTAGAAACAACGGTACGGGTTCATTAACAATCAACCCAATATCCCCAAGTACCATTAACGGAAACACTACAATTGTTACCAATCCGGGTGACTCTGGATTTATTTTCTATGACTCAACTGTTGGTGGCTTTGTTACCGTTGGTTGGGTCGCGCCATCCGCTGTTACATTTAACTCTGCCACATACGACGTAGATACTATTGTTGGCAATACATTAAATTTAACATCATACGCGCCAATTATTCAAACGTATATTGCGCAGTCAGGTACACGAACTCAAACACTGGCTGTTACTTTGCCAGCTATTACACAGATTTATATTTTGGTTAATAACACTAACCAAACTAATTATAATATTACGTTCCAAAATACAGGTAGCTCACAGCCCCCTTTGGTTTTGCCCGCAGGTAATATTTTTACAGTATTAAGTGATGGTTTAAATCTTTATACTTTAACAGCATCATCAACAAACTTGTTCTACGCAGCTAATGGCTCACAGTCTTTACCGGCGTTTTCATTTACAAACGATACTACCACCGGTATGTATCTGAATGGTACAGGCGTATTGGGATTGACTGCTAACGGAAACGAAATTATTAATATGGACGGATCTAACCCCTCCGTACCAGCGGTCAACGTACTGGCTTCTCTTAACGCTAAGTCAATCAGCGGCGGGACGTTCTAAATGGCAGCTGATAATATTCAGCAAGATAACTCGCAGTTCACTAAGATTTACACTCTTAGAATTCCAGCGGGTATCAAGCGAGACGGAACTTATTTTGAAACCGACGAGTATACCGATGGTGTATGGTGTCGTTTTCAACGTGGTGTACCAAAGAAAATGGGCGGCTTTCGTTCTATTTTTAATAGCCTTGTCGGCATTTACCGTGGCATGGTTGCACAGCCATATAACGGCGTAAACTATATCTTTGCTGGTAATTATAAAGAACTTGACGCATTTACAACCGGCACTACATTTGCAACTGGTAGCGGTCCTTTTGTAGTTACTATTTTGCCCGGTACGGCGTTTGCAAACATTTCTAATGTCAACACGATATCGTCAACTTTTGTTGTTAGTGGCAACGCGGTATCGTCATTTCCAAACACTAGCAAAGTAATCTTTAACCAAAGTAATGCAATTTATTTTACAGTATCTAATGCGGTTTACTCATCTAATACAACTACCGTTACGGTATCTGGCAATACTATTTCTGGATCGCCTAACACGGTTTACTTTGCTAGTAATGCAGTATTTACCGCAGATGCTGCTGCTGGCCCCTATTTAAACAATTGGCAATTTGATTCACAATTTAGTCCATTAGGAAATCAATTAGCTGTGTTTGCTCACCCAGCTAAAAATTTAACTAACATTGATAGCGGTGTGGTATCGCAAGTTTTAGTTGGCAATATTACGCCAGCAAACAATTCAGCATGGACGTTTAGTGGACTATCTGATAGTCAAGGGCAAAATCCAACTTACAAACCCATTAGTGTTGATGGAGGTGTTTGTGTTCTATATCCTTTTATTTTCGTGTATGGCTCTCATGGGTTTATCGCTAACAATAATGTTAATGGTACTTATGGCTTACAAAGTTTTTATGATTGGAATGGACCACTAGCTAACCAAGTTAACGTAAGTAGTTCTAAGATTGTCAAGGGACTACCAATGCGTGGTGGTACTAATGCGCCATCCGGTTTGTTTTGGGCAACTGATAGTCTAATTCGTGTTACGTTTAATCCGGCGGGTACAGGCTCTACAGCAGTTCCTTCTACTTACTGGAATTACGATATTATTTCCAGCCAAATTTCAATCATGTCATCCAACGCTGTGGTTGAGATGGACGGTGTTTATTGGTGGATGGGCATTGATAGATTTTATCTATATAATGGCCAAGTCTCGGTAGTCCCTAATGATAAAAATGTAAATTACCTTTTCGACAACATCAACTACGAACAACGTCAAAAAGTGTGGGCAACCAAAGTGCCTCGCTATAATGAAATTTGGTTCTTTTATCCCCGTGGCACCGCTACAGAGTGTACCGATGCAATTATCTATAATGTTAAAGATAAAATTTGGTATGACGCTGGTCAAGCAGTAGGTGCTCAACGTTCTTGCGGATATACCACAGAGCTATTTCCGCTACCTATTTGGATTGATTGGAACTATAGTCCAATTTTAGGACAACCTACTAAAGTAATTAATCATCCAGCTAGTTTGGCGGCCCCTGCAAATAACCAGTTTTATTTGAGTGGCGATCAAACCGCCACATTTAGTCCCGGCGACAGCGTAACTTTTGTACCGGCAAATAGCTATGGCAATACTTATACAATTACAGGTTGTCAAAACATTTACAACACTACGGTAACACCGCCCGGAGTTACATTAGTTACCGTTGCAAATGCAATTATTCCAACCCCTGTGGCTAATACCAACGCGTATTATATTACTGGTGGTTTTAACCTTTGGCAACACGAATATGGTCAAAACCAAATTGGTCTAAACGGCGAAGTTGCGGTTTACTCTAGTATTACTACTAGTGATATTAGTTGGATTTCAGGAACGCCCGGTAGTGATTCTTTGGTAGGTATTAACCGCCGCATGCATATTCGCCGTGTTGAGCCAAACTTCTTGCAATCTGGCCAAATGTCTATGACCATTTTAGGTCGTAAGTTTGCTAGTGGCACAATGGCTTTAGACGAACAAGATTCTGGACCATATTATTTTGATAAAAACACTGGAAAAATTGACTTGCGAGTTGAGCACCGTTTAATTCAGTTAAAGTTTGAATCTAATACTTTAGATGGCAATTACGAAATGGGTAAATTAATTATTACCGCAGAGTACGGTGATGAGCGCCCCTAAACGAATTTCGGTCAGCCAGTTTTTTCCATGTGTACCAGACCACATGTCTTGGGAAGATTGGAATGGCAATATGGCTATTTACTTCGGTAGTCAAAACGTCATGTTTTCACCAGAACTAGAATGGAAAAAAGCCGCACAGCAAATGTCCAGCATGGCCGCTTTTGAGACTTTTCCAGTTCCAAGTCCGGAAGGTTTTGAAAATTGGCAGGATTGGGCTAACGAATTTACGTTAATTATTAATGGTCCAAGTTATTGATTTAGGGCGGAAAACGTGTTATATTTGCATTAGTATATGTAGGTATCATTAACTCCACTTTAGGTCAATATGGACGAATCCACAAAGAACGTGCAAGACGTTCTGCAAACCGACGGCTATTTTGCAAGCCCTGTTTACTATATAGAAAAGCCAGAATTTGTCGAAGAGGCTTTAATAGTGTTTGATGAGTACATTAAAGAACATTGCAAGATGAATGATTTGTATCCATCTATCATGACCAAGAATATGGTTTTTGATCCACGGATGCAAGAAGTTGGTAAATACATTGTCAGTACTGCTTGGAACATTTTAAAAACCCAAGGCTACGATATGGACAATAAAGTTACTTTTTTTCATTCAATGTGGGGACAGCAGCATTATAAATATGGTTCTATGGAAGAGCATATTCATAATGACAATGCGCAGTTAGTTGGATTTTTCTTTTTAGAATGTCCAGAAAATTGCCCTAAGTTGATTATTCATGATCCAAGATTAGGCAAACGCCAAATCAGTTTGCAAGAAGAAGATACAACTAAAGTAACAGACGCAACATCAGGAATTGTATTTGCACCAAAGCGCGGTGGTTTGTTTATTACAAATTCTTGGTTGCCACATTCTTTAACAAGAAATGCGTCTAACGATCCGTTTAAGTTTATTCATTTTAATATTAGTGTAAAACCTGCTGAGATAGCTAATAAGAAAAAAATTAAAGCGCCAATTGTTGTATGAAAAAGTATTTGATTCGCTTTAACAAAAGTCGCGGTACGCCGGGACGCGGAACCAAAGATCACGCTTGGCGCGTGTTTGAAGGTGACCAAGAATATTTATTTAAACACTTTCAGCTTCATGTTCCATCGTATAGTGAACAAGCTGCTAATGGTGAAGATTGGAACTTGTGCTGTTTTGGTAGCTTAGAAATTGATAAAGAAACATCTACTGCCATTATTAAACCGGTGCAAGAAACATTAACAACTTATGATGCTACACAGGTGTGTAAACCATGACCCCACATGAAATAATTCAAAAGACTACGAATGAAGCTGGTTTAAACCCGCATCATATAGCGCATCGATTGAGCCAACATTTAGACGCACCCGGAACTAAAACTAAACAAATGGGTGATACGTTGATGTTTGTTAGGCCGTTGGGCGGTCATGCAGCACAAGTACATTTTGTCACACAAGATTCACCATTGGTTACGCTACATTCTATCAGCGCTTTGTTAGATGAATTAAAGCAAGAAGGTGTACACACAATTTACACAAATAACGAGAGCCAGCGTATAATGCATGCTTTGGATTCACTTGGAATTAGATTCAGACATTCCGATATGCCAAATCATAAATTAATGGCCTATGTATAATAATGTTGAACAATTTAAAGATTGGTGGCTAAAAGCAGGTCGACCATTACGGCCACCTTTTAAAAACCCAATCCACACTACCGATATAGCATACGCATTATGCCTTTATCGTGAAGGCCAGTATCAAGTGGAGTTGTATGTTTGTAAGCCAAACACGCAATCACCAATGCATAAGCATCCGGGCGTTGAGTCAGTATCAATGTACTTGACCGGTAATTTAGAGTTTACAAAAGATAACGGCGAATTTGTTGATTTGTCCCAGTATCAAAAACCTAAAGAAAATGGCGCACATATGCTTTTAGGTAAAGGCATAGAAGTTAATGATGGCAATAAAGAACACGCATTACGCATAGGTAATACTGGCGGTGCGTTTTTGATATTTGAACATTGGAAAGACAAAGACCCTGTGTCAGTAACAACGCACTGGGAAGGTGAATTAGTAGGCAGCCAACATGCCAAAACCATCGAGGCAAGTCATGTGGCAAACGGTTGAAGAGTTTAGAGACTGGTATTGCAAAAAAGGTTTTCCGTTACGACCACCTTTTGAAAATCCGGTTTTCTATACCGATAACGCAATGTCTTTGTGTTTGTTTAGAGAAGGTCAGTTTCAAGTGGAGCTGTACATTACAGAACCACACAGCACTTCCCCAAAACATACACACCCCGGTGTTGATTCTGCCTTTGTATATTTAACTGGTAATATTCAGTTTAATCTAGAGGGAAGAGACAACCCCGATGCGTCTCAATGGCAGTATGCCAAAGATAACGGAGCGCATGCACTGTTTGGAAAAACAGTTAGTTCGCCAGATGGAATACCTCACTGGCTTTTAATTGGTAAAGAAGGCGGTGCGTTTTTAAGTTTTGAACATTGGAAAGATAAGTTTCCAATATCCGTAACAACCAATTGGGAAGGTGAACCTGTTGGTGAAGTACACGCAGAGATATTAAACAAATGATTACTTTTCAAAAAGAGGCGCCAGAGCCTTTTACACAAGAAGCGATGGATTTGTTTCAAAAGCATTATGAAGAGATAGCAGAACGTACAGACGTTATTGCTTTGGATCCAGACCTTAAACGATATAACAATTTGTACAACCAAAATTCGTTAGAGATTCACACTATTCGTGATGACGGTAAATTAATTGGATATAGTTTATGGTTTGTTGTAAATCATATACACTATAAAAGCAGTCTTACCGCTAATTCGGATGTTTTGTATATTAGTCCAAATTATCGTAAAGGCATGCTAGGTGTAAAGTTTATTAAGTGGTCTGTTGAGGAAATTAAAAAAAGACAACCACAACGAATCATGTTTCATGTTAAACCTTTTATGGACTACAGCCCAATTTTAAAACGGCTAGGTGCTAATTATTTTGAAAATATCTATTCAATGGTGATGGAGTAATTTATGGGCGGTGCTGTTTGCGTAGCAACATGTGTAATAGGATGTATACCGGGAGTTAGTTGCGTCTTAGGATGTACCTTTAACTGCGTCCCCGGTGTTAGTTGCCTTATTCCTTGCAACCCATTAAGTTGCGGTCCAACAGGTTGCGGTCCTATTTGCAGCCCTATTTGCGAACCATCTATTTGCCAGCCTCCTGTTTGCGAACCACCTGTTTGCCAACCACCTGCTTGCGAGCCTCCTGCTTGCCAGCCTCCTGCTTGCGAAACACCTCCTGCTTGTACACCTCCTACTACAAAACCACCTCTCTGCTCTTGCAAAACCAAGATTCCTAAGATTCCCAAAATTCCGGGCGGTATTACTTGTACAATTGGTAAAGTAATTGGTGGTGGTCCTACCGGCGGTAAAGGCGGCGTAGGCGGTCTTCCCGGTATGGGTGGTGGAACAACTGGCGGCACATCTTCTGGCGGTGCAACTTGCATTGGTTTAGCTGGCGGTTTGGGTGCTCTTGCTGCAGGTATTAATAGAATGGCTCAAGGCCCAGCTATTACAACACCAGCTGCAGTAATGGTTCATGGCAATCAAGTTGCTTTGCCTAGTGAAAACTACAACATTGGGCAAGACAATATTTCCCAAGCTCCAATTACACCAATGGCCGAACAAGAAATTGAAAATGCCAAGGACGGTGGATTGATTCAGCATATGGCTGAAGGTAGCAAACCAGATATTCATCAAGGTCACGCGTTTGGTTTTTATACTCCCGCTATGGGGTTGGATCCCTTAAAGGGCTCTCCATCTATTATGACTCATGCAAAATGCGGCGGTAAGATTGTTGAGCATAAACCTGAGTTTATTAGTGAAGGCGGTTTACATCACTTTGTTAAAGGTGGTGGTACTGGCACATCAGATTCTATTCCAGCCATGTTAGCAAACGGCGAGTTTGTTATTCCAGCAGATGTAGTATCTGGACTTGGTGATGGAAGCAACGATAGTGGTGCTAAGATTTTAGATGAGTTTTTAAAGACAGTTCGCGCACACAAACATAGTCACGATGCAAAACAACTGCCCCCCGATAGCAAAGGCCCACTTGGGTATTTGTTAGAAGCTAAAAAGAAAGTAAAATAATATGGCAACATCTTGCTCTTCTGGTTTAAATAATCTTTTAGCCAACTCAGCGGTTACCGAAACCACTTTACCAAGTTGGTATTCTGGTGCTCAACAAAACATTGCTAACCAAGCGGGCGCGGCACAAGCTGCTGCACCACAGTTTGGTGGCACTGTAGCTCAAAACGCTGTAAACACTTTATCTGGCGCAAATAATCCTTTTGCACAAGCTAGATCTTCAGTAGGTCAAATTGCTTCTGGCGCGGCTAATCCTTGGATGACTTGTGCTCAAACCGGACAAGTAAGCCCAAATACTAATACTGCTATGGGCGGTTTGTTTGCTGCTCAGCGTCAACAGCTGTGCCAACTGTTGCCACAAATGACAGCGCCTACTATGGCTGCTGGAATTGGTTCTGGTAACTTTGGCAGCTTGCGTGGCCAAACAGCTATGGACGAAGCTAGAGCAAATGCGTTTGATACATTAGCTGCTCAGCAAATGCAATCTGCATTACAAAACCAACAGACTGGCGTGTCCGCTGGACAAGCATTAGGTAATCTTGGTGCTCAGTGCGTTCAATCTAGTTTAACAACTGGCGCAGCACAGATGAACGCTCCATTCCAACCAATTGGAAACTACGCAAACTTAATTAACGCATTGAGCGTTCCCGGAAAAACTACCGCACAAACTCAGTTATCCCCATTAAACCAACTAGGTTCTGTTGGAAGTGCGTTGCAAGGTGGTGTTGCTGGCGCCTGTTCACTGTTAAAGCAATTAGGTTATAAAGGCGGTTTGTCTTGTATATTTAAGAGCGGTGGCAATTTATTATGTTG